CTGTTTATTGTATCAACTTGAGCTATGCTAGTAGTATCTACTAAGTTAAACTTTCTATTAGAAGTTGTGATATCAGCTATAACATTTACATAACTAAAAAATTTACTATCTACCTGTATCTTAGTATATGTAGTAATTTGTGGAGCAGCTGCATTAGCTACTGTTTCTACAGCTGTAAATCTAGTAGCTTGTGCTGTAGATATTGGTTTATTTATATCACTAGTATTATCTACATTACTAAGACCTACATCAGCACTTGTAAGAACCACATTTCCTGTTTTATTAGCTACACTTAATACTGCACTATTCAATCCGTTATATACAGTAAATGTAGATGTTGTAGTATCAGTATATGTTATTGTATAAGTATCAGTTGCACCAGACTGTGCAGGATTACCACTTGAGTCTGTAGTTGATGTAAAAGTTATACTTGTTATTCCGTTACCTGTAGGACCAGTTGCACCCACATCTCCTTTACCAAAAGGAGCACCTGCACTCCAATCACCACTAGTATTACTTAGTTTAAAATATATTGTACCTTTGTCTAAATCAAGAAAACTAAAACCTTGTAACTTATCATCATATAAACTTCTATCAGAAGTATGTCCAACAGAATTTACATTAAAGTTATCTCCCTTACTACCCTTATCTCCTTTTGGTATAACAAAAGTAAAAGCATTATTAACATTATCATATATGACATCCGCAAATGTACCAGCTGCACTAGTAGTAGTATTTGCTACTTTAATAGCTTTAATTTCTTGGTTCTTTTTAGTAGCTATACTAGCTTGATCAGCTGCTATAACAGCACTTGTATTTGCATTAGCTTCACTTTTGGAGGCTGCTGTAGCACTTGCTTTAGCTGCTAGTGCTTGATTAGGGGTATCAAGTATAGTAGTTATATTTGGAACTACACTAGTTGCTACATTATTTACATTAGTAATGTTAGTACCAACAGTACTAATGTTTGCTAAACCTGCATTTACAGCTATTAAGGAAGTCATATTATCATACAAAGTAACTAACTTATTCATTTCTGTGTATATACTATCAGTATTATTGAACAATGCTCCTCTGTTAGTATATATATCTTCTATCTCTATTTGTTTAGAAGACAGAGCTATAATATCTGTTATAGAAGCTCCTAAGGCTAATAAATCACCGATCCTTTCTGAAAGGGTTTGTAACGATGATGTTGTTAATGCCCAAAAATACTTATCTACAATCCCTGAGGAATTTCTTGTTAAATCAATTCTAGCTATATTTGAAGCCTTACCATTTACATCTACTATTCTAATCACTGTTGGTTTATCAACAATAACTTCATTAAGTAATTGAAACTCAGTATTTAATATTTGTAAGGTAACATCAGATTCTCCAGCATTATAAGATGTTATAGCATCTTGTATATGTGTTAATATCTGCGAAGGACTTGATGTTTCTGAAATTACAGTTGTACCACTTGCATAAAAAGGATAAGATACTCTAATACCTTCAACTGATATAATATCTACTTGTCGGTAATAAATAGCTAAACCATTAGAACCTATATTTAAAGATAAATCAATATCAAGTTTTCTATTTCCTAAATAGTTACCTTTAGCTAAGTCATTAGTCATTGTAACCAAATCAGCGGTAGCTAATTGTCCAAGTTTTGCAGCAGTTATACTATCTAAATTACCTAAAACATTTGCTAATAAGTTAAAATCTACATGTGAATCTAGTATATTTGCTAATTTAGTGATAGCGGGTATTACTGCAGCTACCTGACTTACTTGCTCATATTTACTGTTTATCTGTGAACTAATTACAGCTTCTATGTTATTATTTAATATTGGTGTAATAGACATTATACTCTCCTATTTTGTTTACATTTATACATTATACAAATCCTTTTTGTTCTAACTTATTACTATTACCTAAACCGTCTTGAGTAAACATACCCCCTATTAAGGCTCGTTGTATACTTCTTTCAAATTTAGCATAGTAAGCATTTCCTTCTTTTTGAGAGTTAGGGTCTATAGTACTATAACCTAGGTATCCTATATAATTAAGTAAAGGCTCTATAAATTGTTCAGGTAATGGGACTTCCATAGTAAGGTCTGTAGCTGTAACCTTTGTAGGAGTAGCTACATATATCAAAGAATATAAATGCCCTACCTCTAAATTACCTATTTGTACTGTATCATAACTTATACTATTTACACTGTTATTAACAGTATCATCATTTATAGGTAATTTTTCTACATCAGAAGGTGTAGCTTTTCTATAATTGTCTCTAATTACTTTATAATGATATGCAGACATTAACCACATATAGTCCGTTGGCATTTTATATTTATCTACATTTGCTATAGCTTCGATTATATACTCTTTTGTTTTTATAGCAAATTGTTTATAAATTTCAATTAACCCTAAATTTATAAAGCTTACAACTACATCCACATCAGTACGTATAGCTAATTGCTTTAAATCGCTATTTTGTGCTAATGTTATTACCTCTTGAGCAGTCATTAGTTACCTCTTAAATTATTTCATATTCATTATTATACCATAGTTTTATTTAAATGTAACTAGAATATTTCACTATCTGTATAATCATCTTCTTCACTTATACCTAATGCCCACATATCATGTGTATCAACTATCTTGTCTTCTTTAGATGGCATATTACCACTAGGTAAAATATAGTCAATTAAGCTAAGTTGAGATAAAACATCACAGTTATGTACTACACAACCATTAGATAAAATATAATTATGTGTGTCTTTAGCTTCAAAGTTGTACACATCCATTTTCCTATTTAATTTTTTCTTTTCTATTACTGATACACCTTCTACAAACTTTTCTTTGAGTAAGGTACTCATATAGGTTATAATTTTCTCAGAAGGTAGTAAAGTATTAATAGCTTTCCACCCGTGTATAGTCAATACTCTATGTCCTGGAGTACATACTATATCACTACCATCACTTAAGTAATACCTTATAACTTCTTGTTGTGGTGTAATTATGATATTTTCAGCTAGTGTTGTCAATGTATCCTGACCAAACGTCATAACTCTATCACCTTTTTTAATGTCCTCAATAGCTTTAGTAGAACCATCTGCCATTAAGATACCTGTACCTTTTATAAAACAAAAATCATCATGAAGAGATCCTATACCAGATCGACTCACTTTTCTCAACTCATCTAATCCTTCTTTCATTTGTGGACTATCTTTTAATTCTGTAGGAAATTTTATTCTATTCAGTTCAAAGTCCGGTAGTAAATTCCTTAATCTATCCATCTTATTACCGTTACCTCTACTGCGTATACCTATCTGATTAGGAGATTTACCTTTCTGTCTAGCATATCTAAACCATATATTTTTTTCTATCATCATAGCATTTAATCTATTTATATTAAGCTGTTGTTGACCATCTATTTCTATACCTACCTCTAAGCTAGTTCCTCTATTTGACCATCTACTAACCATTTTAAATAAAGCTTCATACTGATCTTGTATAGTACATTGTTCTAAGAATAGATCTATAAGATATTTATCATCATTAGCATTTATAGCCCATACAGCTATACCACTAAAGTCACTTTTTTTAGTGTTACCTGCTGTAAAATCCGTTGTAATGATTATAGTAAAGTTCTGTATGTTTTTTAGTATTAAACTTCTATTATCAAACCAACTAAGCATATATTCTCAGTTTGAAATGATTGTAACTCTCCACTTTGTTTAGCTGCTTCATATTGTTCTAGTATTGCTTTAGGTGGATGCATATCTGGCCATACACTTTTTATATCTTCTACGGTCATATTATCATCAATCTTTTCACATACAGGAAATAATGCTGGAGTATATACTCCTCCAGTAAGCATTGACCATACTATATCACTTTGGGTAAATGGAGTAGCTATAGATACAACAAAACCACGATTTCCTCCCTCTAATGCGTTGAGTATATCACTATACACTATAGTTTTTAACTGATCCATTTGTGTTTCAGAGTGAGCAGCAGCACTATTTGGGATAATATCATCTAATAAGAACATTGAAGGTCTTCTACCATAGGTATCACGAATACCACGAATACCTCCAGCCCAACCAACATTACGCATTAAAAATGTTCTATCTTTTGCAGATCCACTACCTTTACGTACAAGTTCTATTTCTGTTTCTGTAGTACGAATACTTTCAAAGTAATTGTTACAAAATGCGCTTTCAGTAATCATTGAACCTAAGGTTTTACTCATAACTCTAGCTCCCGCTTGAGCACTACTAGCAACACCTACCACAAAAGGTACTTGTTGTCCATCTGGCATACAACCCTTTATAGCTAAATACAAAGGTAGAAATGCAGCTAGTACTGTAGACTTTGCAGCACCACGACTAGCAACTACAGCTATTCTACGTTTATTAACATTTATAGTATCTCTAACTTCTTTAGAGTATGGAAAATTTTCTGCTTTAATGTTACCAAATACCATATCTACCAACATGTAATGCATAAATGGTGTATTATATTCAAAGTCCTTACCCTCCACTAATCTCATAATATTAAAGAACTCTAAGGCTTGTTCACTAGGTTCATAATTAGGGAAAGAATAATCTACTGTTTCTAAAGCTAAGTCAGCATCAAATTTTTCAATATTTTTACTCATCTATTTCAGCCTCTATTGTATCATCATTAAAATTAATACCTATTTTTTGTACTGTAGAAATGTCCTCTCCAGCATTCAATCTAGCCTTCTGCATTTTAACAAGTTGTGCTAGTTGTGTATATACTAACCTCTTCATCACTTTTACTTACAGTCAAGTCTATCTTAGCAGTCTCTGGCATCTTAGTAGCTTCTAGTAGTGCCTTACTAGCTAAATGCTGGACCATAGGAGTTACAGTCATAGCTTCTCCATTTGCATTAGGAGCTGCTCTACCATTCATTAAATCATATTGTTTTTTAATAGCAGCATGCTGGTATGCTGCATACTGTAAATGGAAGGGTATTAGCATTTCTTTATCTATCTCTTGTACTAATTTAGTACCATTATACATAGATACATGATTAGCTATAGATTTACCATCAGCTATTAATCTATCATATCTTTCAGGAAATACTATTTTCCAAGCATCTTCATTAGTATGGTTACGTTTTAGATTACAAAATTTAACTGCATTAACTAG